ACAACTACGGTTGCACTAGCTAACTTATCAGTTAATGCTAATGAAACCATAACAGCTGCAAATATTAAAAGGTTAAGCTGGACTACAAACGGCAATATTCAAATTGTCCGAAATTCAGTACCGATTGCATCACTCCACGGTTCTGGTGAAATGCGACTAGATGATTTTGGTCACACAATTGCAAATAATAGCACATCATCTATTGTAGTCACGATTAATACTGGCGGTACATTATTTTTAGAGGTGTCTAAAGAAGCAACTTATGCAACACCATTAACAGGAATGTAATATGAAGCTGATTAGAGAAACCGTAGAAAATGTAAAATATCTTACCGAAGCTTCAGAAAACGGTAAAAAACATCTATACATTGAAGGAACTTTCCTTGTTGGTGATACGGTTAACCGTAACAACAGAATGTATAAGATGGATACTTTGCGTGGTGAAGTTGAAAGATATACCGAACAGTATATCAAAACAAACCGTGCTTTAGGTGAGTTGGGTCATCCAGACACACCATCTATTAACCTTGAAAGAGTATCACACAAAATTGTTTCCCTCCAAGAAGAAGGAAACACATTTTATGGGAAAGCTCTTATTTTAGATACTCCATACGGACAAATTGTCAAGAATTTTATTGACAACGAGGTAAGCATTGGTGTTTCATCAAGAGCCCTTGGCTCAGTAATGCAGACTAAAGAAGGTTATAACCTTGTTCAGGATGATTTAAAACTTGCTACAGCAGCCGACATTGTTGCAGACCCATCTGCGCCAGGTGCATTTGTAAACGGCATTATGGAAAACAAAGAATGGATGTTTGTAGAAGGCAAGTTTGTTGAAGCTGACTTCGACAACGCAAAGAAACAAATACAGAGAGCATCTTCACGCCAAGTTGAAGAAGTGGCCCTTAAATTGTTCGAAAATTACCTCAGAAAACTTTAATTTTATAAATAAGAAATCATAAGGAGATTCCTAATGGCAACAAATAAACTAATGGAAGCAGCAGCTGATATTCTTGCAGGAAGCAAGAAAGCAGCTACAGCTGAACCAATGCACAAATCAGATGCTCAAGTAGTTGACTTGGGTGGCCCAAAAGTGGACGATTCCACACCAATGGATGACTCTAACAAAATTGACGCCACTAAAGCAGCTAAATCAGCAACTGCGCCAACAACCAAGCCATCTGCTGCTTCAGCTGATGACCAAAACAAACCTGTAGGCGGTAAAAAGACTATGGGTGAAGAAGAAGTAAAAGAAGAAGAAGTTATCGCAGAAGCACAATATCAAGATGATATCAATGCTTTGTTTGCCGATGATTCTACTATCTCAGAAGAATTCAAGTCAAAAGTTTCTACAATTTTTGAAGCTCGTGTCCAAGACCGTGTTGCTCAAATTGCCGAAGAAACTGAAGCAAAATATGCTGGCATGCTAGAAGAAGCTGTTGAAGCTGTTCGTGCTGACCTAACAGAGAAAGTTGATGACTATCTATCATATGTTGTAGAACAATGGATGAAAGATAATGAAATCGCTATTGAAACTGGTCTTCGTTCAGAATTGACAGAAGAATTCATTGCAGGCTTGCGTAACCTATTTGCAGAACACTATATTGATGTTCCTGCTGAGAAGGTTGACCTCGTTGATGAATTAGCTGGCAAAGTTGAAGAACTTGAAGGCAAAATCAATGAAGAAATCGAGCGTGGTGTTGAACTGAAGAAAGCTTTAGTTGAATCACGCAAATCAGAAATTACCCGTGAAGTTACAGAAGGTCTTACTGCAACTCAAGTTGAAAAAATCAAATCACTCGCAGAGGGTGTTGAATTCTCCACAGAGGACGAATACAAAGAGAAACTTGAGACAATTCGTGAGAATTACTTCCCATCTGGTGTTAAAAAAGCAGATGATAATCAACTACACGAACAATTTGAAGATACAGAAGGCGAAAAGAAAGTCATTGCTGACCCATTCGTAGCTGCCGTATCTCAAGCAATTTCAAAAACAAAAATTTAATTAGCAAACCCTAGGAGATAAACAAATGTATTTGTCCGAATCATTACAAAAGAAATGGGAAGGTGTTCTTGACCACCCAGACCTACCAGCAATTAAAGACCCATACCGTAAAGCGGTAACTGCGGTTGTGTTGGAAAACCAGGCTGTAGAAATGCAGAAATCTGGTCAAATGTTGCAAGAAACAGCACCTGCTAACTCAGCAGGTACAGGCGGTTTCGGTGGCTCTGCTGCCGCAGGCGGTCCTGTTGCCGGTTTCGACCCAATCCTAATCAGCTTGGTTCGCCGTTCATTGCCAAACTTAATCGCATACGATGTGTGCGGTGTTCAACCAATGACAGGCCCAACAGGCTTAATTTTCGCAATGCGTTCTTCATACAGCACAGCTAATATTACTGCTGGTGCAACTGAAGCATTCTACAACGAAGCTAACACAGGCTTTGGTGGTGTTGCTGGTGCTCAAACAACTCTCGCAGTTGGTGCAGCTACTGCTAACACATTCGTTGGTAACGCAGCTGCTTGCACAGCAATGGCAACAGCTACTGCTGAAGATTTAACATTCCAAGAGATGGCATTCTCAATCGAGAAAGTAACTGTAACTGCTAAGACCCGTGCTTTGAAGGCAGAATACTCTATCGAATTAGCACAAGACTTGAAAGCAGTTCACGGTCTTGACGCTGAAACTGAATTAGCAAACATTCTTTCTGCTGAAATTCTTGCAGAAATTAACCGTGAAGTTGTTCGCACAATCTACGGTACTGCTAAGACAGGTTGCCAAGTAGGTACAACTGCTGCTGGTCGATTCGACTTAGACACCGATTCAAACGGTCGTTGGATGGTTGAAAAAGTTAAAGGTCTTGCGTTCCAAATCGAGCGTGAAGCCAATACAATTGCTAAGACAACTCGTAGAGGCAAAGGTAACATTATGATTTGCTCAAGCGATGTTGCATCTGCTTTAGCAATGGCTGGTATCCTTGACTACAACTCAGCACTTGCTTCAAATGTAAACTTGACTGTTGATGATACAGGCAATACTTTTGCTGGTACATTGTTCGGTCGTATCAAAGTGTATATTGACCCATATGCTCCAACATCAGCAACTTCAGAGTTCGCAGTAGTTGGTTACAAAGGTTCAAATGCCTATGATGCTGGTTTGTTCTACTGCCCATATGTTCCATTGCAAATGGTTCGTGCAGTTGACACAAACAACTTCCAACCAAAAATTGGTTTCAAAACTCGTTACGGCTTGGTTGCAAACCCATTCGCAGAAGGTACCGCACAAGGTGCTGGTGCATTGAATGTGTTGTCAAACAACTACTACCGTGCGTTCAAGATTGCAAACTTAATGTAATCTTAATTCTAGTCTCAAATAATAATAACTATAAGAGACTAGAAGACCAATCCTCAAAAGACCCACTTCGGTGGGTCTTTTTTTATGGAGCATAAATACTAGTATGACAGCTATTAATAGAAACCCAAGCAATCCAAACTTTTTACAACCTAACAAGTTCGTAATTAGTTTTTCTCGAGCACCAAGTATTCAATACTTCTGCCAGTCAGTAAGTGTTCCTGGCATTTCAACATCTGAAGTTCCACAAAATACACCATTCGTTGATGTATTTTTGCCTGGAGAAAAAGCAATATATGATATCCTGAATATTACTTTTTTAATAGATGAAGAACTAAAAGGTTGGATGGAAATTCACGATTGGATTCGTGCAATGACCTTCCCTGAAAATTACCAAGAATATCAAAATTTGGCAAATCTAAGTAGAATTACGGCACTCACAGCAACTACAACAGGCAAACCACAATATTCGGATGCGTCTGTTACAATTTTATCATCATCAAATAAACCTTACCTGCGTTTTAAATTTTACGATTGTTTCCCAACTACACTATCAACTTTCATTATGGGTGCAAATGATTCACCAGAAACTCAAATGAGTGCTGACGCATCATTCAGGTATAGTTACTATGATGTTGAAAAATTGTTTTAAAAACGCTTGACATTTACCACTCTTTGTTATATACTCCTGATATAGGAGGCTTTATATTTTATGAAACAACTTGATGAATTACTTGAAGAATGGCGTAAAGATTCTGAAATAGACAGAACTGAGCCAGGTAAAGAATTAATAAAAATCCCAACACTTCATAGCAAGTATTTGAATATACTTTCAAGGCATCGTTTGCTTTCGAAAGAATCTGAATTCAAATATAACAAAATGAAGAAACTCAAATGGGAATATTACACAGGCAAATTAGATGATGACCAACTAAAGAAATATGGTTGGGAACCATTTCCTTTTGTGTTGAAATCCGAGATTACTACATATTTGGAGAGTGATGAAGATATCAACAAGTATATTGCACACAAAGTTATGCATGATGAAATTGTTGATGTTTGTCAAAGTATATTGAAAGAATTAAACTCTCGCACATTTCAGTTGAGAGATTTTATAGCATGGGAAAGATTTATTCAAGGTGTCTGATTTAATTCTACATAAAAAAGATGAAGCGTATATTAGATTTGAGTGCGACAGAGGCATTGCACAAGAACTAAGCGACTACTTTACCTTTTATGTTCCTGGTTATCAATTTGTTCCTGCCTACAAAAGCAGATTGTGGGATGGAAAAATTCGACTTGCAGACCTAAGAACATTTACCATTTATCATGGTTTAGTTCCTTACATTGAAAAGTTTTGTAAGGAAAGAGACTATACAATTGAAATCGATAAGGCAATTTCAACCACTAAGAATTTCTCATTAGTTGAAGCAAAAGATTTTATTCAAACATTAGGATTGCCACATGAAATAAGAGACTATCAATTAAAGTCTTTTGTTCATGCAATTCGCAATCATCGTATCCTTTTACTTTCACCAACTGCATCAGGTAAGTCACTAATACTTTATCTGATTATGCGTTATCTACAAGAGAGTGGATACAAAAGGGGTCTATTGATTGTTCCAACCACATCTCTGGTTGAACAAATGTTTACTGATTTTAAATCTTACGGATACGATTCAGACAAATACTGCCATAGACAATATGCAGGTAAAGATAAACACACTAATCTTTTCCTAACCATCACAACATGGCAATCAATCTATAAAAACGACAAAGATTACTTTGAACAATTTGATTTTGTTCTTGGTGATGAGGCACATCAATTTAAAGCCAAATCACTCACAACAATTATGTCAGGTTGTTCTAACGCTAAATATAGAATAGGCACCACAGGTACATTAGACGGCACACAAACACATAAGTTGGTGCTTGAAGGTTTGTTTGGTCCTGTTTATCAATCAACAACTACATCTGAACTGATTGAAAACAAACATTTGGCATCTTTTAAAATTAAATGCCTTATTCTAAAACACTCTGATGAGATATGTAAACAAGCAAGAGATTGGGATTACAACTCAGAAATAGAATACATTGTAAAAAATAAAGCACGAAACGATTTCATTCGTAACTTAGCTTTATCATTAGAAGGCAATACACTTATATTATTTCAATTTGTGGAGAAACATGGAAAAGACTTATATGCAAACATTAAAGAACATGCTAAGAAAAGACACACTTTCTTTGTGTTTGGTGGAACCGATGTTGAGGTTCGGGAATCGGTTCGGTCAATTACTGAAAAAGAAAGAGATGCTATCATTGTTGCTTCATATGGCACTTTCTCTACTGGCGTTAATATCCGCAACCTTCATAATATTATATTTGCCTCACCAAGCAAGTCCAGAATTCGTAATCTTCAATCGATAGGTCGAGGGCTTCGAATAGGTGATAATAAAGATGAAGCTACTCTATTTGATATTTCAGATGATTTTAGAATAGGTAAATTTACCAACTACACACTCAAGCATTTTATTGAGCGTGTAAAAATATATGATGATGAAAAGTTTAACTATAAATTTTACAACATCGAGCTTAAAAATGAATGAACCAACACAAACAATAAAACTAATAAGATTACAATCAGGTGAAGATTTGATTGCAGGATTAACTAGCAACTCTGAATCTGGTTTGGTTATGCTTGACAATCCAATGCATTTGATTTTTAAGAGAAGCACTCAAGGTACGGTAATGATGCTATTACCGTGGTTGCCAATTGAATTAATTAATGATAATATTGCAACCATATATGAATCAGATATTCTAACCGTTGTAGAACCAAAAGCAGACCTTGTTGAGTATTATGGTAATGTAATTAATCATACTCAAATGGCTATGTTAAAAAGTGACCAAACTATCAAGTCTCTTAGAGAAGAATTGGAAGACTTGAATGATGAGGAAGAAGATGAAGACCCCGAAGGTTACTTAACAAAAGAAGATGTTGTGGAAATGGTTGCCAGAAAACGGAAGAATAGGTTACATTAATGGAATATAACGAACAGAATTTAAAAATTGTAAGTGATATTATTATGAAGAATTTGACAATTGATTTACTACCAAAAAAGTTTATAGAACGCAATGCTTCTAATCCTACTTTTGGGCATTGTCATACTGCTTCTGCTTGCTTACAAAAGATTTTTGGTTCAAAGAATATTAAACTGTACCGTGGCCATGATGGAGAAATTTATCATTGGTGGGCAGTTGATAAAGACGGAAAGCAAATTGATTTAACTGCTGACCAGTATTACTCTGTTGGAAAGAACCCGCCCTACGATGTAGGTGAGAAGTCTTCGATGTTGGGATTTGCATACAGAACTAGAACATTGACCCTACTGGATAAGGTCACTAAAGAATTATCTTTAAACGGAACACCGCTAATGTAACACTTGTCAAGCGCAATGTCAAGCGCTTTTTAAGGCAAAAATAGGATGAAATATGAGTGAGAAAAAACCAAAACATTATGTTAATAATACCGACTTTCTAAATGCGTTGATTGCATATAGAGAGAAGTGTGATATTGCCAAAAAAGAAAACAAACCAGACCCACAGATACCTGATTATATCGGTGAATGTTTTCTTAAAATTGCAGAACACCTATCAAGAAAACCCAATTTTATTTCTTATTCCTTCCGTGATGAAATGATTGCTGACGGCATTGAAAACTGCCTGATGTATTTCAGAAACTTTGACCCCGTTAAATCAAAGAATCCTTTTGCCTATTTCACACAGATTATCTACTATGCTTTCCTCCGTAGGATTATGAAAGAGAAGAAACAACTGTATGTCAAATATAAGGCAACAGAACAGTTTGGTATATTAGATGAGTATGAAATGTTTGAAGATTCAGATGGCAATATGAAGCAGTTTGAATTATATGATAACATTTCAGAATTCATTCACAACTTTGAAGAAAATAAGAAGAAGAAAAAAGAAGGCAAGACAAAAGGCCTTGAAAAGTTTTTAGAGGCAGAAGATAAAGCATTGCCTGAATAACCATTGACATTAATAAAATAACTAGTATAATGGAGAACTTATGGATAAAATCAAAATTGAACATCACATTAAACATTTACAAGAAATGCATAATGATTTAGATAAACAAATACAAGAACAAGAAAAACATTATGGTGATGATTCTCTAGTCAAGTTTCTCAAAAAGAAAAAACTTAAATTGAAAGATGAAATTCAAGGATTTAAAAGTCAATTACAATGAAATTATGTATTCTAGGTGACACACATTTTGGTATGCGTGGTGATTCGTTGGAGTTCCACAAATATTATGAAAAATTTTATAACGAAGTATTTTTCCCGTATCTAATTGAAAATGAAATTGATACGGTATTCCAGCTAGGCGACATGTTTGATAGGCGAAAGTTTATCAACTTCAATACACTCTATCTCTGCCGTAAATATTTTTTCGATAAGTGTGAAACATTAGGTATCAAAGTTCATACGCTCCTTGGAAACCATGATGTAACATTCAAAAACACATTAGAGGTAAATTCAACAGGATTACTTCTTAATGAATATCACAACATTGAATACTATGATGATTTTCAAACAGTAGAGTTTGATGGTGTTCCTATTGACATTGTTCCTTGGTTATGCTCTGACAACCAAGAATCTATCTTTGAGAGTATAAAGAACTCTAAGTCACAGTTATGTTTTGGGCATTTTGAGATTGATGGTTTTGAAATGGACAGAGGCAATGTTTGTCATGGTGGTATTGACAGAAAGACATTAAACAAGTATGATATGGTCTTAACTGGCCACTTTCATCATAAGTCAAATGATGGACACATCTATTATGTTGGCACGCCAGGTGAAATGACTTGGTCAGACTACAATGACCCAAGAGGTTTTCATATCTTTGATACGGCAACCCGTGAGTTGGAGTTTATTCAGAATCCATACAGAATGTTCCATAAGGTAACATATGATGATGGTGAACAAGATTTTGAATTTTGGAAAAATTATGATTTTAGTCCACTAAAAGAAACCTTTGTAAAAGTTGTAGTATTGAACAAACAGAATCCATATTTGTTCGATAATGTTTTGGATAATCTTTATAAAATTGGTGTTTGTGACATTTCTATCGTTGAAGATTTCACAGATACAAACCTTGAAGATGACCAAGAGTTGATTGACCAGGCAGAAGATACGATGACCATATTGTCAAAGTATATTGATAATCTAACACTTAATGTGGAAGCAGAGAAGTTGAAAACACTAATGCGTGAACTTTATGTTGAAGCACTAAACACAGAAAAAGCTGAATGATAGTATTTCGTTATGTTCGTTGGAAGAATCTTCTTTCAACAGGTAATTACTTTTCCGAAATCAAACTAAACAACACACAAAATACTTTAGTTGTTGGTAGTAATGGTTCAGGTAAATCTACAATGCTAGATGCGTTGTGTTTTGCTTTGTTCGGAAAAGCCTT